ACCCGGAAGCGGGGGCAACCTAGCGACCGAGGACCTTGTGAAGTGGGGCAAGGAGGAGGGATTGAACTGTGGGGTAAAGCCAGAGGACCTCGGTATGCTCAGCGAGTATGTTGAGAAGACGCTCAAACATTGATGATGTCAATAACCGCCATGGCTCCCCATATTGTGATGAGAAGGGCAATCATGGCCTTTATCGTAAAATCAGCGACTGAACGTAAAAGTGCGTCCATGAAACCTTCGCGTATCATGACCCCATGGTAGTAGAGGCTACAGTTGCACCGCCTTTACCTGCCTCCATGAGTTCTTTTGCCCTTTCCATCTCTCTTTTCTGCTGAGATTCTTTGAGTTTGTTCATCGCCTGCTCCATGCCTTCCTTGGATGTGAGTTTCTTCGCGCCCTCTTGCGCTAGTTGCTTCATACCCTCCTTGCTGGCGAGTTCGCCAACCTTCTTTCCAGCGCCGGTCATGGCTGTTTTAGCAGCGCCTTTGACACCTTGTTGTGCTATCATCCTACCAGCCTGTGCTAGTAGGGGTGCTAAGAACGGCGCTTTGAGAATATGTGGGGTCTGGGGCGCGAATGAGGGATGCGTGCCGAGTGAAACAATGGAAGAGAGAGATACTCGGTCCACCCCAGAAGCCGCCACGTTTGCCGTCAGGAGGAACAAAGGTAATCAACATGACGTTGTCTGGCCTTGGACATGGGGCCATCCGACTATCCAAATCAGTATGTCAGTCAGGGTACACTGAGGAACCCAGAAGCAGTCGCTCCTAGATATGGAACATATCGGGGTGGCAATGTAGAATTTAGGGGAGAGGAGTTCCCTGCTGAAGAGCATCCATTGTATGAAATCGATGAGGGATACACCAAACCTGAACCAGAATATGATGATGAGTATGTGCGTGATAAATTATTGGAAGAAGGTAGACTCAAATATCGAAACTCGGATTCGGCCATGGATTCTAGGTTACCTAGACCCGGTGGGTTCGATGTACACCCTGCATATAGAGACCCAGACCCTAGAGGCGATGGGTACGGTAGACCTAAGGTACCAAGAGATATTTTCGGAAAAGCATGGGATTCATTGCTGAAGCGGTCATACATCGAGAACCGCCCAAAGCGTCTGGCGCAGGCCAAGGTACAGAGACTTGCTCGTAAGACAAAAACACGGAAAACGAAGGCTAGATATGCCCGTGCCCTATCCCGTGGTAACGTAAGGCCGCGCATGCGACGACAAACCGGGTTGGTTAGAGTAAGTAGAAAGAGGTAAGGAAATGGCGGATGGAGATACGAAGGACTATGCTGGTCAGAAGAAAAAACCGTCAATGGCCCTGATTATTTCAGTGGGCCCTAAAATGCCAAAGAGCCCGGAAGACACATCGAAACCCGATGACAAGGCGATGAAGAAGGCATGGGATGCACTTACAAAACAAATGGGCGCAGGTATGGATGGCCTTGACGAGGATGGTAACTACCCCGGACCTGTGTCATCCGATGATTTACAAGACAGTGTGTCTCAAGAGATGAAGGACATGACGGATGAAGAAACAAGAAGAAAAATTATGCAGATGTTACCTCCAGTACCACCCCGCGAGCAAAGGCGGAACATGATGAGAGATGGTACACCCCATACTCCCGGTCAGCGAAGCATGATTGACAGAGCCACAGAAATGTACAGGCAGCAGAAGATGAAAGGAAATTGAGCATGCCGTTCCGTTCAGAGAAACAAAGGAGGTTTCTCCATGCCACACAGCCTAAATTAGCCCAGAAATGGGAGAAGAAGTATGGCAGTAAGTCTATTGCTGTCAAGAAGTCAATGATGAGGCAGACTGAACTCGGTGAGTTTCACGAGGACTTACCCAGTAGTCTAGGTCCCGTTGTAGAGTATCACGGGACTTACGATATGCCCAGCGTGCTTGAGCAGGGTATCAGAGGTGGAGACCCTAGAACTAGGTCTAGGCACTACGTTCCAGATGCGCTCAGAGACAGGGAGAGAATATCATACACCACACCAGATAGGGAACTCGCACTCAGGTTTGCACAAGAAAGAGCCAAAAAGTTAGGCCTGCCTGAGAGCAACGTGGGTGTAGTTGGCGTAAGAGCAGGTGACCTCTCGGCTCCGGTATTGCAAGCAGAACCCGGTGGTGGGGTTTTCGCTGGTACACAAAGCAATGTCAGGGGAGGCGGCATACCTAGAGCGAACCTGACTCCGATAACAATGAAATCGGAATCTTGCGACTGCTGCACACCCACAACTCAGGCTTTTGGTGTTCTAGTGACTGATTATTTCGAGAAGGGAAAGAAGAAGTCTAAGCCGTTTCATGGCTATAATCCTAAGAGGCATCACAGGAAGGGTGGCCTCAGCGCAGCAGGTCGTGCTAAGTTCAAGAGGGAGACAGGTGCCAACCTGAAACCACCCGTTACAACCAAGCCATCTAAACTCAAGCCCGGAAGCAAAAGGGCAAAAAGAAGAAAATCCT